AATATTGTTGACATGGTTGACCTTGACAAACATCAAGTTGTTGTTGTTGACAACAATTCTTGTGAAGAAACAAAACACATCCTTAAAAAATTTGAAAAGCATTTCACCATCATCACCTTGTCAGAAAATGTTGGAACAGCAAAAGCCATCAACAGGGCATGGAGGTTGACAAGGGGTGAACACCTAATTAAAATGGACAATGATGTTGTCATCAATTATTCAAATTGGGTTGACGAAATGGAGGAATATTTGGAAGCAGACCCATCAATTGGCATCATTGGATTGAAAAGAAAAGACTTAATGGAAAACCCACATAGAAATGACCAATGGAAAAGTACATTAAGAATGTTACCTCACAAGAATGGTGAAACATGGAAAATTGTTGAAGATGTTGCCCATGTCATTGGCACATGTCAAATGTACAATAAGGAATTAATTAAAAGAATTGGTGGATTGATTCAACCAAGTTTGTATGGATTTGATGATACCTTGTCTGCAATCAGATGCAATTTATCAGGGTTCAAAAATTGCTTTATTCCTCACATTGATATTGAACACATAGACACAAAAGAAACATCATATTGGCAAGAAAAAAGGGAAATGGCATCAAAAGACATCCCTGAATTCAATAAGATGAAACAGGACTTAATTGATGGCAAATTAAATATTTATCAACCACTATAATGGAACACATATTTGAAAACATAGAAGGATGGGCAACAATGAGTGAACAAGGAAAATTGCTTGAAAGTTGCTTGAATGATTTAGACCTTAGCAAAGAAATTAAAATTGTTGAGGTTGGAGTTTATAAAGGCAGAGGAACTGCACTTTGGAATGTTGAATTAATAAACAGGCAAATCAAATATGATTATTATGCCATTGACCATTTTGAAGGTTCAGAAGAACACAAACTTGCAGGTAATGTTCCAACACATGAACAAGCAATTCAAAACCTGTATCATTTTGCTGACAATCTATCAATCATGAAATTGGATTCAATATCTGCATCAAAATTGTTTAAAGCAAAATCATTGGATTTAATATACATTGATGGGTCACATGATTACAAGTCAGTTTTAAAAGATATTAAAACATGGTTTCCAAAATTGAAAAGTGGTGGAATTATTTGTGGTGATGATTTTAATGAAAGTTGGCAAGGGGTTGTTGATGCTGTCATTGAATTTGCATCATTTAAAAATCTGACCATTGAAAAAATTGGAGGTTCACAATGGAAAATAAAAGTATTCAAGCCATGAAATTTTTTAAAATAATTGCAATTTTATATTTATACATAGCAATATTTTCAATTGGTGTGTATTTAGCATCAATAGGATTATAAACAATTAAACAAATGAAAAGAGGAAGACCAAAAAAAATAGAATCCCCTGAAATAATGGAATCTTTATTTGATGAATACATTGAAGAAACAAAAGGCAACCCTATTTTGAAACACACTTTTGTGGGAAAAGATGGCAAATCAGTATATGAGAAAAGAGAAAGGGCATTGACTTTGGATGGCTTTGAATTGTTTTGCTATAGGGAAGGCATTATAAACGATTTAAACGATTATTTTGCCAATAAGGATGGAAGATATCAAGAATTTGCTACCATCTGCACACACATAAGGAAAAGAATCAGAGAAGACCAAATTCAAGGTGGATTGGCAGGAGTGTACAATACAAGCATCACTCAAAGGTTGAATGGCTTGACTGAGAAATCAGAAATGGTGGTGAAAGAACAACCATTGTTTGGTGATGATGTGAAACAATAATCCATAAATTGAAAATGTTCCACAGGCACAAACCCAACAAAATTGGGATATTGTATGGTGGGCAAATCGCATTTTAGTATTCCAAAAAATGTTCAAATACACAACTGCAATTAAGAAAATCAGACAACTGAATGCCCGAAAGAAAGTCATTCAAGGTGGAACATCCGCAGGGAAGACCTTTGGAATCATCCCGGTATTGATTGACATGGCTATCAAAAAACCAAACCTTGAAATTTCAATTGTATCTGAAACCATTCCCCATCTAAGAAGGGGGGCAATGAAGGATTTTTTGAAAATCATGAATTGGACAAACCGTTTTCATGAACAGAATTGGAACAGGTCATTGTTGACTTATAAATTTAGTAATGGTTCATACATTGAATTTTTTAGTGCAGAACAAGAATCCAAATTGAGGGGTGCAAGAAGAAATGTTTTGTACATCAATGAGGCAAACAACATCAGTTTTGATTCTTATTATCAATTAGCCATCAGGACAAGTGATGACATTTTTATTGACTTTAATCCAACACATGAATTTTGGGGTCACACAGAAGTGTTAAATGAAGCAGATTCTGAACACCTTATTTTGACATACAAAGACAATGAGGCATTGCCACAGACAATCATCAATGACATTGAATCAGCAAAAGAAAAAGCCATCACAAGTAAGTATTGGGAAAATTGGTGGAAGGTATATGGATTAGGTCAGATAGGTTCATTGCAAGGGGTTGTGATTGATAATTGGAGACAAGTTGAAGCAATACCACCTGATGCAAAATTGGTTGCCTATTCTATGGACTTTGGATTCACTAATGACCCAACAACCTTAGTTGGTATTTGGAAACAAGATGGCAAGTTGTGGATTGATGAATTGTTGTATCAAACCAACATGACAAATAATGACATTGGTAATTATTTGAAATCAATCAACTTTGGAAGGCAAGAATTGATTTGTGATAGTGCAGAACCAAAATCAATTGAGGAATTAAGAAGGCAAGGGTTCAATGTTCATCCAGCAATGAAAGGTGCTGATTCAATCAAGATTGGAATTGACATTTTAAAAAGGTATGAATTGTATGTCACCAAGACATCAACCAATTTAATCAAAGAACTAAGGGCATACCAATGGGAAACAGATTCCAATGGTAAGTTGACAGGGAAGCCAATTGACTACATGAACCATTTGATTGACCCAATGAGATATATTGCCTTGAATAAATTAAACAATAGACCTTCAGGAAAATATTCAACAATTTCAATTTAACAATTTAAACCCAAATTTATATTTATGAGCATGATTAAGTCATTTACAGAACTTACCATCAAACAATATTTGCAATGCAAAATCATCTCAGAATCTGAGACTGACCCAATCATTCGCAAATGTAAATTCTTGGCAGAGGCTACCAACAGAACTTTAGATGAAGTTGAATCAATGTCATTGAATGACCTGTATAAAGAACTTGGTGAAATCACTAATTTGGAATCAATCCCAAAGAATGGCAAAATCAAGTTGAAGTTCAAAGTTGGTGGAAGAAAGTTTTTGGTGAAATGGCGTGAACAAGATTTGAGTGCTGAACAATACATTGATGTTTCATATTTCACCAAAGACCCATCTAAGATTGAACACAACATACACAACATACTTGCATCACTTTGTGTTGAAAAGAAGTGGTTCAAATATCTTCCCTATGATGGCAAAAACCACAAAGAAAAGGCAGACCTATTTTTCAATCAAATGAAAATCAAAGATGCATATCCAATCATGGTTTTTTTTTGCAAATACTACAATCAATTAGCCAAAAATATGGAACACTTTTTGGTGGAAATGGCGGAGGAGTTGGTGGACAAGTTGAATTTCAATTCAGGGAAAAGTGGGGATGGATTGCCACGATAAATGATATGTGCAACAATGACAGAACCAAATGGGATTATTTCTTTCAAATGAATGTAATTGAATTTTTGAACACCATTTCATTTTACATGGACAAATCAGAATCAGACCGGGAAGAACAAAGGAGGTTGAATGTCTAAGGCAAGTGAAATTGGAAAAAAGTTTGGGGAGTCAATTGAAAACTTTTCAACTGCAAGTCAAAATACCATTGAATCGGTGTTGATGATATTTGCAAATGACTCAATTGCTATAATGAAGAAAAGAATTCAACAAAAGGCAAGAACAAAAGGTGCATCAACTTTGGCACAATCAATGATTGCAGAGCCATTTGACAATGCTGATGGTATTGGTGTGAATGTTCGTTCATCTTCAAAATATTGGAGATATGTCAATGATGGTGTTAAAGGTGTTAAGAACAAGGACAAAGCACCTAATTCAAAATTCTCATTCAAGAACCTATTTGCACCTGATGATATGGTTAAATCTTTCAAGGATTACATTGCAAGGACTGGCAAAAAGACTGCATTAATAGGTGGGAAAAGAAAAAGTCTATACAAAACAAACAAACAGACTAAGAAAAAGACTGCTAATTCAGATTTGATTGAAAAGGCAGCAAAAGGATTGGCAGTTGCAACGAAGATTGGTGGAATAGAGCCAATGATGTTCAAAGAAAAAGCAGATACACCACAACGCAGAAATAAATTGAAGAGAGATTTGGCAGAAGCAATGGGTGCATCAATTAAATTCAACATAATTAAATCAATAAAAAATGGCAGTTAATATATTTGAATACCCTGAAAATTGGCAAAATGCACACAATGAATTGGTGTTTGATGTTTCATCAACCAATGCAGGTTTGCCTAATTTTCAATTTCTTGCAGACATAAACATTGTAGGTCAAACAAATCCTGTTTCAAGATTATTGTTGCCCAAACAACCATCAGTCAATACCATAAAATTTGACATT